CAGTTCTATCATTTTCGTAAAAGGCTCCTTCTTCTCTTGCTAATCTTAAATCCTCATCTGTAGCACCAGCCTTAATCATATTTTCATATAGTTCAGCAGGTACTTTTGACCAGTTTCTAAAATATGTTGGTGTTTTTTCACAAATGCCACTATGATACATTTCGTGCATTATACCTTGGTCAACACCAACTAAAACATCTATGTCATCTGGATTGGTTCTGTAAATGGCATTACAACCATAAATCTTGCCGTGTTGTCTTAATTTTTTTAAGTCAACACCTAATCTACTTTGGCCGTTGCCTAAACAAAATACAATATTAGGATATGATCCGCCCTCTTTAGCCATAATAATAATTTATAATACCCATAGAGTAGATAGCTAATGATACAGCATTCAAAACTATTAAAGCTCTGTCGTGCCATAGTAAACCAACAACTAGCCAACCTGCCATACCAAATAGGCCAATGTATAAATTTATAGGAAATATATTTGCTGATGTTAGTACCATAGTTATAATTAACAAGATACTACTTACCCATTTAATATACCAAGATAAATCACCTCTAGGTGTTACCTTTTTATAAACTCTACTTGAATTTAACTTGGCAATTTTATCGTCTAGTTTTTCTTTAATTGGTTCTATTGTCATTTAACAAATACCTCTTTCATAATCAATTTACACTCTGTAGCGTTAAAGTTAACAAATGGTTTTAACTTGGCCAACGTAGATGAGATTTTAGGCCAGACCACATTTTCGGTAATCTCTTTATCCCAATTCTTACTAAACGACAAAAAGTGGTTAAGCACAATGGCGGATTGGAAAGACGCTCTTTTTTGAATAAGTAAGCGTAGCAATCTAGGATGTTGTCCGCCACGACATAAAAAACCATCATCAAAAGAAAGATTACGAGAAGTAAAGTCATCACTAATCCGTACCAAATCGTCCCTAAAATGGTATCCAAAAGCCTCTTTACGTTTTCTAAAGTCCAAATAGATGTCTTTTCCGTCATTTTGTAATAAGTTCCCTACCCATTTTTTATTGTTGTGTGTAAAGTTAGCAACAAAGAAGTCAACAATATTTTTCTCATCATATTGTTTTGATAACTTGTGAAAAAAGTATCTATCATTTCTCTTTGTAAATGTTTCAAGTTTACAATTAACTTTACCACCATATTCTTCATAGTTATATGTATCTGTTGTAAAATGTAATTTAATTGCCAGATAGGCCTTAAATACTTCAAACCCTCCATACATATTCTTGTTCTCGCCATCTTTTTCTCATTTCTATGTATATAGGATCGTGTGTCACCACATCACGCCATCTTTTAAAAGTTCTAGCTGCCATTGCTTTTTCACTTGTAGCCCAATCTTTCTCTTGTGGTAATACTTTACCGTCTTTACCATACTTCTTACCATCTTTGTGATTAGCATATCGTCTGGCTCTAGTAAAACCCATTTCTAAAAACTTTCTACACATATCCATACCTAAAAAATCTTTTAACACTCTGTAATCAGCATACATATTATAAATGTGTTCAGCACTTTTTCTTGCCTCTTTTATTGTCTTAAATCGCCAATGTTTACAAATAACATCTGTATATGGTCTAACTAACAATACACCTTGTTCACCACGACCTATTCTATATCGTGTATCATTTGGTCTAAACACGGTATTTTTATAATCTAATTTGTAATTAAACTCAATCATTTAATATTTTATTTGTAGCTTCTACTATTTCCTCTGTCGTAAATTTACTTTTTTCATCTTGTAATTTCATTTCATACTTTAAGATTATATTACTTAATCTTTGAGCAGGCCAATTTACTGACAACATTTCGTCTCTCAACTCTCTTAAATCTTTTAATATGTCTTTTATCATATTGGTAACTGACCACATTTAGGATATTTTAACATCTTTAAATTAGTCGCCTCTAGTTTGATTTTTTCTTTTAGTGATTTTGATATGAGATTACCGACCGTACCCTCATCTATACCGTGTTCTTTACAATACCACAATACGGCTTCCATATGTGATATAGATTTTTCTTTTACAATGTTTTCTATTTTTAAACTAAATTCTTTGCTTGTCATATTTTTTTTAAGGCCGTGGTTTGACTCTCGCCTAGTACACGGCCTGGTACCTTTTGTTTGTTAACAGTACCAATATAACATATGATATTGGTTTTGGCAAGTTTTTAAGAAGTTTATTGGTTAGGGCTTGTTAGATCAAATGTATGAAATAATATACAGCTCTCTGTACCATCTGGTACATCTATTACGGCTGCTGACTCTGTTTTGTCCTCATTTACATAGTAAGTTATCATATAGACTGGATTTCCTTCAGCGTCCATTCCCTCTCTACCTAAAGAGAGATTAAATGGTTTAAATTTATAATGAATTAAATAGTTATTGATTGTATTTTGTGAACCACATAATGATGGTACTTGTTGAAAGTAGTATTGACCAAAATCATTTTCGTGGTCAGCATATACTACTGTAGCAAATAAAATACCTAAAATTGTTATGAGTTTTTTCATCTTACCTTTGTTTGATAAGATATTATTTGGTCGTTATCTTATCTTTGTTTAGTTCTTCATAATATTTATAAAAATCTTCAATTGCTTTGCCAAGTTCTTTTTCGTAATCTGCTTTGTTCTTTACGAAAGTCTGAACAGTACCGTCTTCACTAGCAAGCAAAATAACTATTTGTTCAATAGGTTTACCAAATGTTTCTTCAAACATATGAGCATAAGCCGTGGTTTGTAGAAAGTAATTCTCAATCCAGTCTTCTTGTCGCTCTTTGTTTGCTGTCTTAAAATCTATTACAGATAACTTACCATTATACTCAGCTACACAATCTACTTGACCAGCAATTGTAAGTTTTGGACTATACATAATTGCCTCTAATAGATGTATGTTATCAATTTGATCTATGTAAGGTTTCATTAACTTAAATAAACCTATTGGTAAAACGTCTCTAATACTAGGAGTTTCGCCTTTGATGTATTGTTCTACTAGTGTGTGAAATGCTTTACCTCTACGAGCTGCTCTGCCCATTTCCCAATTGGCAACATTCTCGCCAATGGCGTCTCGCCATTTCTGTAAGCCTTCTTTTTTTCTAATACCTAATACCGTGGTAACAGATGGATAGTTCTTACCATTAATATCGTAAAAACGAAAGCCGTCTATTCTCTTACCTTTAGTTTTAGGTAAGACTTGTTTGTCTAATTCTATAAATTTAAATGTCATAATATCCTCACTATACCATAATTTAGCTTATTTGTCAAGCTTCATACTTAATTACTTCGGTGTCAAATCAAAGATTCATTAACTTCTTCTGGTGTAGGTCCGCCAGCAGCGTCTGAATATTCTTTTTGGTAAGCTGTTTTACCGTTAGCGTCTCTAAATGCTATCAAATATTCTTTTCTATTGTCATCACCATTCTTGTATGAGCAATGTACCCACCCACTATTTGGTTCGTCCTTTTTGTGGTATTCCAGAATTAACTGGTCAAAATCCAAGTTATCGTTTATCCAATCGGCCAATGTTTTATTCGACAATCCATAGATTTCGAAATCGGCCGCCTGGCCAGAGGCGTGTTGTGAAGATACGCTTGAGCCTATCTCTACACACAATTCTGGACTACGAAACCCACTTGATATTGATACAACTTTACCGAAATGGTCTCGGACTGGTTGTAATACGTGGTCACAAAGTCTTTGTAAGTTCTCAATATTATCCTCATTAGGATTATTATTGATATTCTTCCTGGTAGCTGTTTCGCTTTTGATAAGTTCTTTAAGCGAAAAGTTTTTGCTTAGTCTCATTTATTTTTTCCTTTGCTTTTAACTTTAACTTCTTTAGGTTCTTTAGTTCATACCAACTATATGAAGACCTATCATTATTTCTTATGTCTTCAGCTTCATTCACTTGTTTTTTTAGTTCTTTATGTTTTGCTTTCGCTTCCATAAATTACCCCCTTGTAAGTTTTAATACTTTTTCTATTTGTGCCTTAATGATTGGTCCTCTGTTTGGCCAATGTATGTAAGGTTCGTCTGACTTTGATAAGTTATATAAAAACGGTAATATAACTTTCTCAATTTCTTTAAATCTTTTTTTCTGTTCTTCAGTTGTTGTTTCTTTTGCTATAGTTTCTTTTTCTGCCACTATTTGCATTATCTCGTTCATCATTGACTTGATTGATGAAACATCTGATTTAACTTTTGAAATTTCTATATTAGAATTTTCTACTAATTTTGGATCAACAGCAGGTGTACTATCAGTTTTTGGCTTTGAAGACACCGGTGTAAAACCATAATCTTGGTCCATATCAAAATCTCGCATATAATCTGGTATATCTGCCATCTTATTTACCTCTTCTTTTCCTGTGTTTCGCTAATACTTGTTCTGTTTTAGATTGTTTGATTGTTTTTTTACCATATCTATCAGCAAGGGCACTTTTAGGGTGTGCCTCGGCTATTCTACTTAAATTATCTTTCCATCCGCCATCTTGTCTGTATGAGAGGCCTGAAACCCCTGCTACTATATTTATTGGAACAATAACCTGTGAAATGTGTTTATTTTTTGCTAGATACTCTTCCATTTCTGATATGGTCATCATATCGGTATGTTCTTTTTTAGATTTTTTATTGTAAAATGTGTATAATGGCATTAGTATGAATTATAAAC